AAACAAGAAGAGATATAGCAAGTTTGGCAATAGGCTTTTTTATGGGTGCTACTGTTAGTTACAAGGTTTTTGCGCTGTCAAGGATTCGGAACAGAAAAAGTACCTCTTTTCTGCCAAAAAAGCTGTAAGTTACATTTTTTTGTACTTCGGGCATTGAACATAGAGAATTGAACATATTAACTGACAAAATGATAGTTTATGGCACGGAAAATTAACATCATCCTACCTCAGTACCGACCCATGACGTGCGCAGAGTGTCCGCTATTGGGCATAAGGCCGAGGGAGGAGTTGGAGAGTGATCCAGGCACCAAGTGGACACTGAAATGTATGTGGAACGACCGCATCATCAGCGGCAGGGGTAGCAAGCAACCCAAGGCACGCAACAGATGCACCCCACGGCAATACAATATTATGTTTCACAGGCGGCAGGGATTCTTCCCGCTGACAAAACAGAAAATAGAGAAGTATCACATAGAACAGCAACAGATAATATTCCCACCAGACTATGGCAGCAAGAAAGAGTAATACACCCAACGAGCTACGCTCTAAGATGGAGCAGGCAGGAATCTACGAGGAGCGCTTTGAGTTCCAGATCATGGAAACGGCAGAAATTATAGACGAGTTGGCAAAGACTAAGGGCATCATCCAGAAGGAGGGCCGCGTTATCAACCAAGACACCTACGGCAATGCCAGCACCACGCTGACCAAGAAGGTAGAGCACCCTCTTCTACCCCACTACCGTGCACTGCACAAAGACCTGCCCAACCACCTTGCCGCTCTGGGCCTGAACCGCCTCTCAGAGAAGAAGTCAGAGCCAAAACCCAGCAAGAACGACAACAACCCTGCCAATGAGTGGTACGGCACAATCAAGTAATAACCAGATTTTGGAAAGGCTGAGGAAGTCAAATTAGATTTCGACACGAAAACATGAGTATGGCAAGCAATAGTTTTAACCCCTTATGGTCGCTTAATGACCCCTGTCTGGTTTGTCAGATTGCGTGTCAGCTTGGAGCATGACACAAACTTGAACATTGAAAATTAAACATTATTTTTTAACCCTTTAAATAAAATTATTATGTTAGATTCAGTAGCAAAAGCATTGTATGAAATGAATTCAAAGAAGTATCTCATGAGTTCAGACGTGTTCGGACGTTATTACATTGGTAGCAACAAGCAGAGACACCGCATGATCAAGCGGAAGCGTCTGGCAAAGCAGAACAGAAAATAAACCAAACATCAGGAACTATGAACCAATACAAAATCAAAAAGGAATTATGGAAAAGAATATGGAAGAGTTGCTTTCCGTTTACGAGAGATTCGGAAGCAAGGCGCAAGAGGCTTTGGACTTTGCGCGTAGAAATATGAAGCCTCTGGATGGTATCAAGACAACCATTGTAGGTGTTGCACCACCCGAGAATGGCGTGTACGTTGTACATAAGGATGGCAGCTACGAGGAATTCGACGGAGAGAACATTATGGATGACGTGGCTATGATAGGCATAGCATACGAAGGTCATACGTTCGGTGTGCCACTCGATTATGACTACGGCAAACAACAACTTCTGAAAGAGGATGAATACCCCAAGGATGAGCATTGTCTCAACGAGGTGGACGCCCTGCTTAATTGGGACTTCAAGGGTGAGACGGAGTACCTAAAGCAACTGGGTCTCGCATTCGAACTAAAAGAGGGCCACTATATGCCTACCATCCCCGTATTCTTGGCTATGTATAGCCTCAGGAAAGAACTAAACCTGGCACTTAGCCTTGCAGGTGCTAAGGTAATTGATTTCGACATTTCCCGATGGTTCGCCCAGAGGTCCGGCGTGTACTACGCTTGGTTTTTCAACGGGGCGTACCGCCACCTCAGCAGCAACAGCGTGCACGGCGCGTTTCAGGTGGGGGCGGTCTCGCTTTGGAACCCTGATTAAGCGAAGCGTAGCGTAGCGTCTTAAACCTTGTAACGGGTATGCTGCGAAGCTGCCCGTTGCCACAGCCCCGCTGGTAGCAGGGCTGTTTAATTCAAAAGTAATAAATTTAAACTTAAAAACTTACTCATTATGGAAGAAAAAAAAAATCAGAGCGCGATTCGCTGCTCGTAAGTGCCAAACACAGATAGAGTTTGATCGGATAATGCAAGAGATGAATTCCGAACAGGAACATCTTAACCATCCGTATTTAGACCGGATACGCGAATTGCGAAAGCAACGTAGCAATCTGGAAACTCAAAAGCAGGCTATCAATGTACAACTGAATCAGATAAACATCGAGCGCATAGAACTGGAACAGAAACAAAAGGATGTTAACAGATTGTTTCACGACCTAAAGCACGAGCTTATTATGATGAATCCGCGAGAGAACTTTGCAAGAAAGGAATAATTTATGCCAAAGAGTGAAGTATTCAATATTGATTGTATGGAGTATATGCGAACACTACCGGATAAATATTTTCAGTTGGCTATCGCAGACCCTCCGTATGGTATCAATGCTCCAAACATGAAGATGGGCGAACATGGCGGTTATGAATCAACCGCTACCAAATGCAAGAAAGGTCGCCTTAATTCGGGTGGCGGTAAACTAAAGAATAGGGCCTTGGATTGGGATTTTAAACCACCATCGCAGGACTTCTTCGATGAACTGGAGAGGGTTAGTGTTAATCGTATTATATGGGGAGGAAACTACTTCCATTTACCACCTTCCCGCTGCATAGTATGCTGGGATAAAGAGCAGCCATGGGAAAATTTCTCGCAGGTAGAATTAGCTTGGACCTCGTTCGATATGCCAGCAAAGTTGTACAGACAGGGTTCGCGTGGCGGCAGTATTCACGAAATGCGGAATGTGGTTAAGATTCATCCTACACAGAAGCCTATAGAATTATACGCTTACCTACTTCGTGTGTTCGGTAAGCCTCAATTAGGGGGGGGTATCTTCGACCCGATGATGGGTTCGCAATCCTCACGAATAGCAGCCTATAAGATGGGGTTCGACTTTGTGGGTTGCGAGCTGGATAAAGAATACTTCACAAGAGGTTGTGAACGGTTCAATCACGAATGCCTGGGAGAGATCAAAACTAAGGACGGAAAGACCGTCACGCAACAAACTTTATTTGAATAACCAAATTACCATGCAAGAGATTACAATAAACAAGTTAAACAACGAGGGCCGCTGCACAGATGAACAGAAGAGCCTACGGATTCGAGATTAAAAAAGACTTCTATAAGATGGCAAAGGAGAAGGTATTAACCAACATCCAGCCACAATTATTTTACTAACCCTTTTAATATTTTACATTATGATTTACAAAGATTTTATTGCAGAGACAGCACAGAAGTTGATGGCAGCAGGATTCCCTGCCGTTATGGAAGAGAACGCGACGGTGTGCATTAAGGGAGTATCAGAGCTGGCAGAGAACAGTGTGCGTGCAGCCTACATGCTGGCAGAGCAGCTGGAGGAGAACTGGAACCGCAACGTAGCAGACGGTGGTCAGCACCGATACAGTGAAAAGGAAACCTTCTTCGATAATTATGTGAACTGGACAAAGAACGTATAAGGCAATGGGCAGGCGCAGGGATAAGAATAACCAGGTTACGGCAGCGGTCGTAGTGAGCAATGAGCACCCTACGCCTGCCGATATTGAAGCAGCTCTGCATAAGAGCATGAAGAAAAGCGTATATAAATTCATAAAACGTACATGCTATGATACATGTTGGAACAAAAAACGGAGAAGCCCTTATCAATGAGCAGAATGTGGCGTTAGTTGAGTATAACAACGAGAAAAATTTTGTTATAGTTGTACTTAACCGCCTATCATCAGGTGGGAAACATCGCTACAGGATAGAAGATGTTACTGCTTTCCTGCCACCAAACACTCCTTTCCGGGAACTGGAGGAAACAAAAAGAATACTCAGACGTGGAGATATAGACAGGAATTTTTACAGGAGTGCAACCGTTCAGGTTGGATATTGCATTGACGAAATTAAATATGATCTGAACGATGATAACATCACCTCTATAGATGTGCTGCGCGAAAAACTGAAATACCGTATAGAAAGGTTAGAAAAGGAGTCAAAGCAGCATACCGAAAGATACGAAAAGAAACTGCAGGAACTGGAAAAAGGGTGAAAGTACTACTTATCCTAATTACCCAGTTTACCTTTTATTAGGTTTGGTAGGATAGATGAGCACTGTTTGAGTTCTTAGTCATAAAGTTGAGTACTTCTGACGCGAGAGGGAATACCAGCAAGCGGCAAGTCTAACCGGGGGTAAGCCACTGGCACCGTGTCGATACTACCGATTTGTTATTTTTGTTTTTTTTCATTTGCAATCGGCTAACAAAGACCAAACCTAACACAAGATGATAGACAATACAGAATTACAACAAGTGAAGAGCGTAGCGCTCAAGGAGCTGCGGGATGCTCTACCATTATGGCGTGAACGCCTGACGATGATAGACCCGCGGCTCTACTTCTATGTACTGGAGGCTACCATGCCCTGCGAGGGTACCGACTGCATAGCCAGTGTGTACGAGCTGCTGAGCATCCGCAAGGAACTGCGCAAGATGCTAACCTATGAGCTTGATGTGGAATATGCAGCCCAATGGGCGAGAGCCATAGAGGGAGTATGGGAGGATGGTCGGCACCTCAGAGGTGGCCTGATGTTTGATACCAACCGAGGGGCACAGCACGTAAGGCTGATGCACTTCCAGACGTGGGCGTTATATATGATGATGATGGCCAGACGTGAGGTGTGTATGCAGCGACGTGCAACGGACGGCACCCCCCTACTCCATACAGAATTCGTGAGAGACGGCATGGTATGGGATAAGCGCCGCCTGTGCACCGAGGCAGACATCTTCATCACCCGCAAGAGCGGCAAAACGGAGTTCGGTGCAGCACTTGACTTCACAGAACTGGCCATGATGGGTGATCCTAACCAGCAAGTCAGCATCGTGGCCAACGACACCAATCAGGCAGTTAAGATAGCATACAGGGCGGTAAAGCAGTTTGCCTACCAGATAGACCCTACCAGCGTGAACAAACTGGGCGGCAAAATACTGAAAGTGAACGCCAAGGACATCAGCTTTCAGCCTTCACTGCCCAGAACGGCAAGCCTGGAGGCATTCAGCGCAGGCGGCAAGCCCAAGGACGGATGGAACAGCGGATGGGTGCACAACGATGAGCCAGGGCAGGGCAAATATGTCAATGAGCACAACGATATGGAGAGTACCGTGCAGGAGCTTGTCGGTTCTGCCGGAACGCGCCGCGAACGAATGCGCCTGAACACCACCACGGCGGGCAAGGTTATCTATGGCCCCTACAAAGAGCATATCCAGGCCGTGCAGGAGAGCCTATTGAAAGAAATGGACATACCAATGGGCACCGTGCAGGAGCTGCCGGATGACTATAACTTTGCCCTGCTGCTGCAACTTGATCCCTGGGACTTCAACGGCGACATCGAAAGCCTGAACCACGAATACATATTCCGCCGCGTTAACCGCTCAATAGGCATAACCGTGCAGCCAACTTGGTATGCCGAGCGTCTGCAAAAGGCACGCACCGGCACAGAGGATGAGCGCAAGGAGGTGCTGACCAAGGACTTCAATATCTGGCAGTCTGACCGCGTGAAGAAGTGGATAAGCGGTGACGAAATCCGTGCACTTGGCACCGAGCGCAGCATCCGTGAGTGTAACAAGAGCGAGTGGATAGCCTTCGGTGGTATGGACTTCTCGCACGGAGATGACCTTTGCGGCATAGGATATGTGGCCATTAACACCAAGACCAAGCAGGTGCTGTGGGACTGCGATGCCTGGATAGCAGAAGACCAGCTGCTGAAGAGCCCCAACAAGGTGCTGTATGATCAGTGGGTAGAACAGGGCTATCTGCACGTCTGTCCAGGTGAGATACTGGACGGTGCAGCCGTAGTCAGCGCCATAGACGAGGTGGCAAAGCATGTTCGCATCGTTGCCTTCGGGTATGATAACTGGGATTCAGACAGATTCGTGAACCATATCCGCTCATGGATGGTGAACAAGCTGAAGAAGAAGGGTATCACGCCCAAAGCAATAGAAGAGGAGCTGAAACAGAGGCTGCAGCCAGTCAGCCAGACCTTCGGCACCTACAATTCTGCCTGCCAGGTAGTGTGGGATGAGGTGCACTGGGCACCCCGCAAGCTCTTCGTACACAACCCTATCATAGCGTGGTGCTTCAGCAACGCCATATTGATAGAAGACCAGATGGAGAACGTCAAGCCAAAGAAGAACCCCGGAATACCTACCGGCAAGGTGGATATTTGTCAGTGCATCTGCACCTGCTACATCATGATAGGAAACATAAAATAGTAGATACGGAACAACTTTTCTTTTTATTAAGTTGGATGGTTAATATGTTAGGTTAACAGTCTTTGTTAACATGGAGGTCGCAAGTCTGAGAAGATATGCGGCCTTTTTTCTTCCCATCCGTTAACCTTTTACCGCTCAAGAACGGAATATTGAATATGAACCCTATAAAACTATCAAACAAAAAATGATGGAAACAATTATTCAATGGTTGCCCGAGCTTATAACGGCACTATTGGGTGGAGGGCTGGTAGCCATCTTCACCGTTCCTGAGAAGAAGGCTGCTGCACGTCTGGACAATGCAGAGCGTGTAGTGGCAAAGTATGAAGAAGTGATGCAGCGCTACGAGAAGCGGATATCCGAACTGGAGGCAGAAGTAAAGGAACTGCGTGCAGAGAGTGAACGCAAGGATGACCGCATCAGCGAACTTGAACGGCAGCTGGCCGTGCTGGAGAGGAAACGTAATAAGAAGGGCCAGTTTGTCAAGAAGCCATCATAAGTATGCGAAAGATAGACAAGATTATAGTCCATTGCAGCGCTACGCCCGAGGGCAAGGACTTCACCGTAGAGGATATAGACAGCTGGCACCGTCAGCGAGGCTTCGCCAAAATAGGCTACCACTATGTCATCTACCGAGACGGCACTGTACACCGTGGCCGACTTGACACAGAGATAGGCGCTCATGCCACCGGCTACAACGCTCACTCTATAGGAGTCTGCTACATAGGCGGCTGCGCCAAAGACGGCAAGACAGCAAAGGACACCCGAACGCAGGCACAGCGAGACGCGCTGGTGCGATTGCTCATGAAACTTGTCTTGAAGTACCCCAACGCAGAAATCATTGGCCATCGGGATGTGAGCAAGAAAGCCTGCCCCAGCTTCGATGCCAAAAAAGAATACAGAATGATATGAACAACTACTACTTCAACACCCCCGGCATGTCCGACTACCTGAACACCCGACCCGGAAAGGATAATCCCGATCCATGCGGTTGCCTTTGGCAGACAATACTGATACTGCTTTTCTCCATAATGCTGGCAGTATGCTGCAGTTGCCGTAGCCACAAGCAGGTAGAGAAGGAATACATACATGTGCATGATACCATAACGCAGACCATCAACCAGCGCGATAGTATCTGGCTGCATGACAGCATCTATCAGGAGGTAATACGGAAGGCAGACACCGTATATCTGTACAAGTACAAGCAGAAGACGGAGTACCGCGACCGCTGGCACCATGATAGCATCTACATAGCCAAGACAGATACCCTATACCGCGACGTGGTAAAGGAGAAGCAGCTGACATGGTGGCAGCGCACACGTCTGAACATCGGAGGCTGGGCACTATTGCTGCTTGCCGGCATAGCACTGTACTATGCGGCCAAGTTTACCATCAACCGCTTTTGGCGAGTATAATATAAATCAATAATAAAATGGGACTTTTCAATTTCAAATTCCAAAAACGCGAGGAGCCGCAAGAGCCTGACAAGAAGAAGCAGGACGGAGCCAAGGCGAAAGTCAGGGCCAATGCAGTGAGCATAGGCGAGGCTAACGCCGGAACCGTTGCCGCCTTCTCTCATGCCATAGACTTGAGGGCCAAGACCTTTGCACGCGGTATACTGGAACTGCAGATGCGAACGAAGGACGGCGTATGGCAGAAATGCGGTGGGGATGAGACCCAGAAGCTGCACTACATGCTGCAGGTAAGGCCTAACATCTACCAGTCTGCTGCCCAGATGTGGGAGATGGCAAGCCGTATTGCCGACCTCAGCCGTGAGGGACTTTGCGGTATCTGGGCACCGGGGCTTAGCCGTGGCACTATCCGCGGCCTTACACCCTGCACGGCAGAGTGGCGCGAGACCACCAATACCTATGTACTGAACAACGTCAAGATGAACGTCAACAGTATAGAGGTAAAGGCAGAAGATGTTATCCTTGTCAGCAACGGCTACGGATGCAGCCTGATTGCTCTGCTGAAGCGAACACTGGAGCTATCAGCAACAGCTGATCAGTTCAACCGAGACACGCTGGCAAAGGGTGGTACCTTCAAGGCCATTGTCAAGCAAGAGACATCAGGCAGCGTGCTGCAAGGCATGGATGCACTTGACGATGAGGAGGTAGAGGCTAACTTCGACGAGATTAACCGCCAATTCCGTGAGGGTAACGACTTCATCTACGACCCCTCGGCTGCTCAGATCACACAGATAAGCCAGAGCTTCCAGGACTTGCAGCTGCCCAACACAAAGGACGGCTGCATAGGGGATATTGCCCGCGTCTGTGGCATACCTTTGCCGCTGATGTTCCTCAGCACCAACGCAGTCTATAAGAGCATAGACGATGCCTGGCACACCTTTAAGGAACTGACCATGCAGCCCAAGTGGGAGGCACTGGAGCAGGAACTGAACGGAAAATACTTGAATTACCTTGACTATGATAAGTTCCGCTTCCATGTCCTGAGTGATTCTATCTGCCTGGATAGCGACAAGAACAGAGCCGACCGCCTGTCAGTACTTGTCAATGGAGGCATTATCACCCAGAACGAGGCAAGGAAGACGCTGAACCTCGGGAAAGCTGCAGGCGGTGACCAGCTGAAAGAGCCAAAGTCTAACAAAACTCCGTCTGACGGAGAGAAAGGAGGCGAAAAATGAAAGTTCTAACAGTTGAAGAGCTGGTATGGCAAAGCCGCCTGCAGAACCCCACCCCGGATGAGGTTGGGTACCTGGAACACCTTGGTAATACGGTAGAAGGTCTTGTCGAGAAAGCCATCAACCGTACATGGGAGGAGATTTTCGAGGAGTACGGCCAGTGCCCACCCGAGCTGAGACACGCCTGCATGATGCTGGCAGACTACTACTATACCCACCGTGGGGATGATTCGCCAATGCCCAGGGCAGCGGCCATATTGTGTAAACGATACAAAAAACTGAGACGGTAATGGCATACAATACTTCTTTACTTGAAGACCGCATAGATGTCATAGAGCCTGAAGTGCAAGGCGCAAGGACATTGTGGTACTGGGGATTCCGGGGCCTGATATGCGGTGTAACGTGGCAGAAGGGTGCACGTCGCTTGCTGGAGGGTGATACCACCCTGTACGATACAATTATGGTGCGTATGCGCTACACCGAGTCTATCAATGACCGTTGCCGATTCCTTTGGAAAGGCCACTACTACGAGATAGAGAGCTTCTATGCAGACTACAGGCAGAATACCGTACAGATAACTGCCCATGAGGTGAGCAAGTTCAAGGTAGAGGAGCGCCCAGAACCTGAACCAGAGCCTGAACCCGAAAATAACGATAACGAACAAACAGAAGAATAATATGGAACTACAGACAAACTTTCAGAAAAGATGCGCATATCAGCCTACTGGTCTGATCTGCCAACGAGAAGAGGGCAAAGACCCCGTTATTGAGGGTGTTGCCATCGTAACTGAGCAGGAGACAGTATTGTACGAGGGCTCAGACTGGAGAGAGATAGAGGTTATAGACCCCGCATGTATCACCAAGGAAGTTATAGACAATGAAGACATCAAGCTCAACCTCCTGCACGAACGCAGCGCCAGCTTTGCACGCAGTAACAAGAGAGAGGGAAGCCTTAACCTTGACACCCGAGAGGATGGACTTCACTTCTCAACGCCCGTGCCTGACTGCGACCTCGGCAAACGCGCGAAAGCCCTTATTGACAACGGAACATATACGGGATGTTCTTTCGAGTTCTGGCCGCAGGATTACTCGGTAGAGAAACGTGACGGTAAGGACGGCAAGAAGGAGTATGTGGTACGCCACACCAAGTTTGCCCGCATTGGTGCTATCACTATCGGTATGGATCCCGCCTACGAGCAGACAAGTGTAGGTCTGCGTGAGATGTACCGCGAGACTCACAACGAGGAAACACCCGAGCAGAAGCAAGAGCGCCTGGAGCGCGAGGCTAAGGAGCAGCGCGAGTTAACCTTTGCCCGTGAGATGGAGGATATTAAGAGGCAGATAGACCTCATGTAAATAGAGAGAGACAGCTATTTTATAAATCAGTTTCAAAATTTCGTAAATTTATGGAAGAGAGAAATTTCAACGTAATTCAGGCCGAGATGCGCGAGACCTACGCTCAGTTGCAGAGTTGCAAGGAGGAGGAAAGAGCCGCATTGCAGGCTAAATTCGAGAACTTGAAGGCAGAGCGTGAGATCGCTCTTGGTAACGAACAGGCCGCCGCTATGCAGCGCGAGACTCCTAAGACATTCAGTCTGTGCAAGGCGCTCCGCGAGGCTATGCAGAGCCGCAAGCAGTTTGAGCTCCGTACAGCTCTTACCGCTGCTGGTTTGGCTAACAAGGCCGTAGAGGTAGAGATTCAGAACATTCTGGAGCCTCTGTACGCAAAGAGCGTACTGCAGCAGCTGGGTGTTCGCTGGTACAAGGGTATGCCTATGGGTGACATCAGCATCCCCGTTATGAACGGCGGTACTGTTGCTTGGAAGGCTGAGACCGGCTCAGCAGCTGACGGTACTCCTACCTTCGGTACCAACATCGTTCTGAAGCCTAAGCGTCTGTGCGCTTACTTCGACATCTCCGAGCAGATGATCCTGCAGGACACTGTAGGCGTAGAGGATGCTATCAAGCGCGATGCTATCAACGCCCTCAAGGACAAGTTGGAGGCTACCATCTTCGGTAACGCTGCCGGTGGCGACAACTATCCTGCCGGTATCTTCTACAACCAGACCCTCCAGGATGCTACCACCTTCGCAAAGGTATGCGGCATTGAGGCAGGCGTAGAGGATGCTAACGTATACGGCGAGATGAAGTACTTGCTGAGTACCAAGGCTAAGGCAGACCTCCGCTCTATGGCTAAGTCAAGCAAGAATACTCAGCTCGTTATGGAAGGCGGCGAGGTTGACGGTGTTCCCGCACTGACCACCAGCAACGTCAAGGACGAGAACAAGGGCATCTACTGCTACGGCGACTTCAGCAACCTGGCAGTGGCTGTATGGAAAGACCTTATCTTCAAGGTTGATGACAGCGTAGCCTACGGCAACGGCCTTATCCGTATCTACGTCAGCGGTTACTTCGATGCTAAGGTACTGCGCTCTGCAGCATTCGCATTCGGTGATACCCGCTATGTAGCTCAGAACTAAACAGGCTTTTCTTTATAGGAATATAGTCATCTTGTAGACAGGAAGCGGCGGTTAACCAATACACGGTTAGCGGTCGCTTTTTGTATGGCAGTAGAATGTGTTAAGATAGAAGGCGTAGACGAGGTTCTGAGGAAGTTTGACCGCATCAGCACCCGCAGGGATATGGGCAAGGACTTGAAGGTTATTATCCGTGCAGTCCTGAAGGATGCCCGCAAGGATGTTTCCAACGCTGCCAAGACTGCCCTCAAGGGGAATGACCCCAGAAAGGCTTATCTGGCAGTCAAGTACGCTGTCTATCGTAGCGTGTTCGGTGGTAATGTCAGCATCCTGTCCCGCCGTAGCCGCGGCAACAAAGGCTATCAGCTGCCACCCAGTAATAGGGGTAGAAATGGCAGAACTGATATGCTGGAAAGCTACTATGGCGCAGATCGTGGCTTCATTCTCCGCTTTATGGAGAGTGGCACGGCAGAGCGTAAGGTAAAGAACTTTAATGACCACAAAATCAAGCGCACTGCAAGGCCAAAGGGTAAGCGTATATATAAGCATAGTGCCATTGGTGCCAGGGGAAAGATAAATGCTATGGGATGGTTTGACGCTCCGAGTACATCTGCCATCGTAAAGGCAGCCAACCAGTTGCAGGGCCTTGTGGATGAAGCGGTAGAGCGCCTGTGGAATAAAGACTAAAAAGAATATACAAGATATGGCAAACGGCAAAGTAATAACCATGCTTGAGTTGCAGGAAGGCAACTATAACAGCGGATTGGCAAAGGCAGGCAGAAGTCTGAGACAATTCCAGCAGCAGAACATGACACTGGATGGTGCCATGCAGCAGTCTGTCAAGTCTATCATGAAGGTAGGTGCCCAATATGTAAGCTTTGGCGCTGCAGTTGCCGGTGCTATGAAGGTGGCAAAGGATGCCTTCTTCAACAATGAGGCACAGCTGGATGAGTGGGGCAGAACGGTAGAGGCAAGCAAGGGCCTGTATGAAGGATTCTTGTCTGCCCTGAATAACGCTGACATATCAGGATATATAACCAATATGTCCGAGATTGTGTCGGCTGCACGCGATGCCTACGACGCATTGGATGATCTTAACACCTTCAAGGCCTTTAACCAGGTGAATAAAGCCCGCAATAAGGCAGGATATGCAGAAGCACTTGCCAACTATAAGGAGAATCCTACAGCCGACAATAAGAAGGTGCTCAAGGAGGCTAACGACAAGGTAGTTAAAGACCTTACAGACGAGGCAAAGCGTAGCGATAAGGCATACGACAAAGCATTGAAGAGTCTTGCCACTAAGAGAGGATTGAGCGGCAAGGCTAAGAAGGACTTTGTGGAGCTGTTCAAGAGTAAGACCTTCGAGGAACTGAAAGGAATCCGCGATCAATACTCAGAGAATAGCAACGTATTCGAGACTGGCTATCTTGGTAAGCAGCGCACGTTCAACGGCAAGAGAGTTGCCAACGTCAACGGCATGGGATATTACAAAATTGGTGTCAACCTCGGCATTAAGGATATGACAAAGGAAGAGCAGAAGACCTACCAGATGGCAAAGGCGCTCTACCAGGTGAACGATGAAGAGATAGCCGCTTTACAGAAAATGGGAGCAACGGCCTTTGATTTGCGCGAGGCAGCATCTCAGCAGACCCGCCAGTTCAACCGTCTGGCCGGCAATAACGGCAAGGTAACAGACCCCAACAAACCCACAAATACAAAAGTCAAGCCGGAAGAGGTCTACCCCGTAGAAAGTATGAAGGGATTGCAGAAGGAACTGCAAGACTTGCAGAAAGAGCAGGCTTTGTCAACTGATACCGCGGAGTGGAAGGAATACCAGAAGCAGATAGGCAAGGTTACTGACCGCATAGCTATCCTGAAGGGTGAATTGCCAAAGGACAAGCAGGCAGAGTTTACTTTCACTGCCGACATCAGCGATGTAGCAGAGAAGCTGAAAGA